GCTGGAGCTGGGTCACTTCTTCCTCCCATACACATATTGCTATCCTCCTTATGTGATTTGTAGTCCTGTTGAGGACTGATTTAATAAATTGCTGGTAGGAGCGTTGGCTGGTTTACCAACTGTTTGATTGGCAAGTTCTTCTGCTTTAGCTTGGTTTTCTGCATCTATAACATCCTTTGGTTTTGGGTCATAAATGTTACCGTTGTAATAAATGTCTTGCGGATTGGGTCTCCTGTAGACTACAGGTTTACTTGTTCGCATTCCTAAACACATTATAAAATTGCCTCCTTATCAGCACGTTCTTTAAGAAAATTTAAGAATCTCACTACGTCTCTCTGGCCTGCAGCAAAATATATATCTTTGGGAGTATGCTCTAAGTCAGGCGTTTTCTCCGGGAATAACTTATTAAGCAGTTCGAGAAGTTCAGTTACAGTCTTTGGTAAGACTAAATCGTTATCTTTTTCCATAGTTTATTCTTCTAAGACGGGAACTTTTGTTGTATCGACCAGCTCACATACGTTTCCAACGCACGCTAACTCTTGAGAACCTGTAGTATTATCATCACTTTCGTAGTTTTGTAGGTCTGTAAAATCAATATTAGATGGCATTGCTTTTTTAAGCTTTGCGTATTCATCCTTATCAATGTCTTGGTAAGGAGCTTGCTGATAACTATGTTCTACGTGTGGTAGGAAACTTATACCTGCAATTTCATCAAAGTTATCATAAACCCAAGATGCTACTTTCAACCACTCATTCTCTCTAACACTAATTGTTACAGAAGGTTTGTGTTCGCACCAATGCTTTTGATACATAAGCCACAGCTCTAGCTGCTCTATAGCTGACATATCATTTCGTGTTATAGATTTGTCTGGTGATTTTATTGGAAAAGAAAATACCATCACGTCACTAGGTTTTGTAACGTCTGGTTCATGTGGAATGCCTTTGTCAATTAAGAACCTTGTAAGTGGGTCTTTGGCATCACCTCTTACAGTACGAATATAATAGTCACTATGTCGTGAATGTATGCCTGAAGCACTATCTACAAGCTGACTGACAGTACCACTAGGTTTGACACAAGTAATCGCAGTTGATTGCTGTATCTTTAGTTTTTTAGCAAACGCTTTGTTAGTATCAATAGCAGTCTGCCTCATGTCTTGTAAGAGTTCTTTTGTAGGCCTGCTTGTTAATCTGTTATCCATAATACCTGTAAGCGAAACACCTAACAGTCTTTCTGCTTCTGTATTATCTTTCCAAATCTTTCTGAGATATTTTAAATCTGTGAGTGTGGATTGAAACGTGCCTAGTATTGTTGCAAGTCTAATCTTTTCTTTCAGTTCTAATTTATTATCGGTTGCCCGGATAACTACCTCTGTAAGATTACAGAACTGATACGGTCTTAAAATGATTTCACTACATGGATTAGTGCCAAACTCAAAGTCTGTATTACGTCTGTCATTTTCTGCTGCCTTATTCTTTGCAGCTAGCCTATTAAATATTCCACGCTCTCCTGACTTACTGTCATAGAGTGACTTCCACTCTGACATAAATAGACCCATATCTGGTGTACGAGAATAACAGCCAGAGTTATTAGCTAACGCTCTCTGTCCGTTCTCTAGCCACCATTGACCTGACTTTGCTTTGCGCATTTGGTCATCTTGAATGCTGCTAAGAGATATAAGAGCTGAACGTCTAACACCTCCAACAACTACAACTTCTCCAACTTTACAAACTAAGTCATGTGCTTCTATTGCATCAAGTCTTCTGCCTGCTGCTTTCTTAAACATATCAATTGTAAAATCAAATAAGTTTACTAGAGGTTGTGCACCACTTGCTCTACCTCCCATAGTTTTTAATCGTGCGCCTGCAGGTCTAACACGTGTGACATCAACCTTTGGTATCTGTCCTCCGTATAACATAGCTAGCAGCTCTCTAAATGCTCTAGCCCATCCTGCTTTACTATCTTGCACAACAATGACTGTATCGCTGTCAGTAAACTCTTCTGCAATCACAGGTAACTTTTCTATGTTGTTTCTTTCAACAGAAAAGCCAACACCTGTACCACATAAAAGTATGTACATGACTTCATCAAAGCTGCGTACGTCATCTATCGGGATATAGCTACAGTTGTAGCCTGCAGTATTGTCCCGCTCTAAGGCCGCACCGGCTGTCATTAAAGCACGCATAGAAGGCATGATGCGAAGAGACAATACCGCCCCTTCTAACTCGGAGCGTAGTTCTTTTGGCAATTTGTAATTATGGTTTTTCTTCAAGTGTTGTTCCATAAAATCAAAATACCGTTCAACTGTTTCGCTCCAAGTTTCTCTTCTTCCCTTTTCATCAATGAACCGGGCGTAGCGTGATGTGTGAATATATTGCTGGTAGTTTGTAGGTAGACTATTACTCATGCTTGTCACCAAAGCGAAAGCTGAGTTGCTTGTCGTCCTCTTGTGTTTCTTTTTCGATTAGTAAATCAATGTATTGTTTAGCCTTATGTAGGTCTTGCAATTGTTTGTCTTTTGTATCGTGCTTAAATCTCCATCTCATTAAATACTTAATTGCATTCGCCTCTGCATAGGGCACTTCGTTTTGCATAATGAACGTAATCGGCTCTATCTTGTATCTGAAATAATGAGGAGGTTTCTTTACGAAGTCTGCCATAGCTTGATGCCTCCTGTTTCTCTGTCGTAATCGTTGTTTCTTAAAATCCTTGCGACACGTGCTTGGGCTAGAGCTTCGTCAGTTGAGTAACCAACTTTGGCGTAGGCTGCTAGAGCTCGCATCCATAGGTCTAAGAGGGGAACATTTGCGTGGTCTCCTAATACTTTCTGTGCAGTCTTGACACCTATTCCCGGACAGCCTGAATAACCATCTGTGCTGTCGCCTGTGAGCGTCTGCATCATGTGCCAATAGTTGGCTTCATTCTCTGATATTTCTTCAAAGGTTTTACCGTCTTTAGAAATCTTACCCGGGATTTGATAGAGGTCTTTGTCAATAGAGACAATAATACGCTCTTCGTTAGAAGGCTCTGTAGCTAGTATGCCTAACACATCATCTGCCTCAAGACTGTCCATAATGACAGCTTCATATTTTTCTATGCAATACTGTCGTAAGAAAGGTAGTGCTAAAGGCTTGCGCTTCTGTTTACGATTGTCTTTGTAACTTGGTAAAATATCTTTACGAAAGTTTTTCTTATCTGTGAGTGCGATAATAAATTTATCGGCCTCAAGATTGTCTAGTAGTTCTTGTATTTGTTTATCGACTTCTGCTTTACAAATCTTTTCGTCACAATGTAAAGTCCATAACCCGTCTCCCCAATGAGTCGGCTCTTCATTCTGAGAAGCAATCTTGTAAATAAGAATATCACCATCAATTAATAGTGTTCTCATCTGTTTCTCCTAATGTTAAATTTGATTTATCAAAAAGCTCTACGATGGGTATAAGAACAACTTTAGATTTCTTACCATCGCCTACGCTCTTCAATGTGTGTTTGTATTTCTTAGCAAGCTGTCTGATTGTGTCGGTATCAAATATCAACCGACAATAATCTTTCTTTCCGTTTGCTAAAATGTGCACCCAATAGTCTGCCTCAGTCACAGCTATGCCTGACGGCTTGCCGTAGCTCTCAACTTCTATTGCGATGTTTCCTGTGCGATACCACCAATCTCTTTCAGTCTTAACTTCAACTTTAAATTTGTCAGTATCAAATATTGCAGCAAGTTTATTTTCTCGGTCTTGGCCATAAGCCAAGTCCAAGTCGAACTTTGAATTTTTCAATGTGTGTCAGCCCAAGTCTCGCCAATTTTATATTCCCCCGTTAATGGTATTCTTAATTTAAAATGCATTCCTGCATTCTGTATTGCATCAACTGCTAATTGTCCGACAGTCTCTGCATCTCCTGCATCACACTCAACTTGTATTTCATCGTGAACCCAAACAACTTGCTGAACGTCTGGTATCCTTTTTATATTTTTATCAAATTCTACAAGCCATTGCTTACATACAATAGCTCCACTTGATTGCAGCAATGTGTTAAGGGCTGAGTGTTGTGAACGAACTTTTATATGTCTACCATCAAGGCCAACAATATGACCACGTGTAGATGCTCTTTGCACATCTGTAATAAGTTTGTTTAATGCTGGTAAATTATTTAAAAATCTTGTTTTGATTTTAGAAGCCTCGCCAACTTTCTTGCCTGTAACCTGCGCAATCTTTTTGACACCACCTCCGTATAAGAAACAATAATAAAATCTTTTAGCTATATCCCGGCTATCAAGCCCTGCTAGTTCTTGCGTCTTTGTATGTATGTCACCATTAATTACAACATCTGCATAATCTCCTGCATCATACTTAGCTAAGTAATGCGCAAGCATACGAACTTCTAATCCTGATATATCTATGCCTACAAGTTTCTTCCCGGGTGTGGCTCTAAACAATTGACGACACTCTTTGCCAAACGGTTTTACTACGCTTGGTACTTGTCCTAAATTAGGATGCGTATGTGATGCCCGGCCTGTTACTGTAGAATTAGTATTACAATTACCATGTATGCGTCCCTTAACTTCTTGCTTCAGCCATGCCTGAGCTCCTACTGCAAGTTGCG